AAGGTGACGGACCCGCTTTACGGCGAGGTTACCGCATGGCCGTCTGGCGCATGGGCTGCTGCGCATGACATTGATCTGGCTGCATTGTTTGCGTGACCGTCATCCACGCTTGACACTTACGCTCATTGAGCGCATGATTCAACCATTGGTTCTGCACAGCGCGGGGCCTGCAGTCAAAAAACATGGAAAAGAAATGAAGAACGCACGAGCAACATCCATTACGTGGTCAATGACTCTTGATGGGAAAATCAACAGGATTAATAAAAATAGCCCGGCAGACAATCACGTGACTGGTGGATTTGTGCAAAAGATATCGGCACTTGAATTGTGCTACGAACGATCGCCGTTCCTAGATTCAATTGGCGCCATTGATGCTCCAGAATGGCTGCCGTCCGGCGAGGCTCGTGAGCTTGGGCACGTTTTTGTTTTGCGCGAATATTGGTGAAAACTCACACCTGCTTGAGCCCCGTCCACACATCCGGGTCATAAATTTCCGAGCAGTTGAGCCTGAGCGGGTTGTCATCAGTAGCTGTGACTTGCACTGACTCCGGCCCGAACACAATCCCTGCATCCCGATCGACGTACAGCGACCACGAGGACACGGGCGCCGACAGATCAGACCCGAGCCAGTGCGCGTACACCACGCTGATCGGGACCAGCCGCCCGCCCGCTGAAATTTGCTTGAGCCGGCGCTTGAACTCACGCCCAACCACCGCCCGCGGGAAGCTCACCCGCAGCTTGGCGATAGGGTCCGATGTTTGCTCGGGTGGCGTAATGGCCATCGGCGCGGGCGCGTACTCATTGCCGGCAATGGTCACGGGCGCGAACTGGTCCGCGACCAGCCGGATCGGCGAGCCCATCTCCGGATGCTCAAACGTTACCGTCAAATACTCGGGGAGCGTGCTTTTTTTGGCCCAAAACTCGGCAGGCGTCATGCTGCGATCCATTTTTGATTGACGCCGATGTCAACCCACGAGGCGTCGCCCTCCCAATCCTCGGCTGCGATGATGAGCCCGGCCGCGTCAGCGTACTCCTGCGGCACCACCTGGGCGCGCGCCATAATCTGCGCGCTGTACTTGAACGTTTCCGCCACCTCCGAGCAATCAAGCAGTGAGTCCGGCAGAAACCGGCAGACGTGGCTGACCATCCCGAATTCTGTCTTGATCGGGAGCGTAAATTCATTCGCGCCGCCGTTAATCTCATACCGAAACCAGAGCTGAAACCGCACCGCCTCGGCTTGCGTGAACTGCAACCCAATCGACCAGATTACCGGGGTATCCGTGCCGATCTGCTGCGCGTAGCCGTAGCCACGCCGCGGCTGGTGTATGCGGAAGCTGGCCGGCTGCGAGCGTGATTTGCTGGCCTGGATGATGGTCCGTAGACCTAGTGGATACGCCGCTGTCATGCAACACGCCCTTGGATGTTTGACCCACTACGCAGGCCAGACCAGACTGCGCCTGAATTGCTCTGCAGTTGGCGGGCCACCTCATTGATCGCGATGGTAACCGTCCGGCTGGTGCTGTCGGTGGACGCCGTGGCCTGCACGCCGGGGGCGTTGTTGTTCACGATGATGTTCCACTGCACCGATCCGCCGCCAAGCTGATCGGCTGGGGTCACTTGCCCGCCTTTGCTCGGCATCATGTACTGCTGACCATTGCTGGCCGTGAACATCTCCGGCTGGCCCGTCTCGTTCACACGATACATTTTATCGGCAGATACTGGCCCGCCGTACTGCCTGCCCCCGCCGTAACTCGCCCCCTTGATCGTGCTGATGATACTGGCGGTTGCCGCACCAACACTAGCCATCGCGCCGAAATTGGCTGGAAACGGAAGGGCTGCAGCGTTTGCGATGCCCTGCTGAATCTTAACAATGGCCTCCGCGATGGCGAATGCCTTCGATGCCGCAAACATCACCTTGTAGATTCCGGATTGCTCTCCAGCAGCGTTTTTCATGACGTCTGCAATTGATGCAAATCCTGACGACGTAGACGCAAGAGCGGTCTGCATTGTGTTCAACTGCAGATTGGCAAGGTCGTCCGCCATCGTTGCCTGAATCTGACGCTTTCGATCCGCGTATATCTGTTCGTTCGCTAGATCGTTTTGCCGCAGTAGCTCTAGGTCCGCTATCTGCTTTTGCGCGGCGGCGATGATGAGGTTTTCCTTGGCCGCTGGATCACCCTTTGCCGCCGCCTCCTGCACGCCCTGCTGCACGACATTGGCTCGGTCTGCGCGCCGCTTGTCCTCGATCGCCTGCATCTGTTGCTCGGCGGTCTGCATCGCGGCGACCTTGGCAATTTGGTACTGCGACCACGACATAGTGCCGGCCGCCATCGCAGCCTCTGCGCGCCGGATTGTTTCATCCTGCGTCGCTGCGATGCGCTCTTCGGCGTCACGCGCCAGTGCAATGCGCAGTGCTGCGGCGTCCTGCTGGCGCTTCTCCTGCAGCCCGTCCAGTGCGCGCGCTGCCTCAAATTCAGCTAGACCCTTGTCCCGTGCCGCTTGCGCCGCAGAGATGGCCCCGGTCTTCACGCCAGCGTCAGCGACCCGGATCGCCTCATCCCGGACGGCCTTTATTCTGTCCTCTTCGTCCTGGATCATCTTGATCCGCATGAACGATTCCGCCGCCTGTTCCCGTTCTGCAACCGCCGCCCGCTTCTGGGCGTAGTCAGTCGCGATCAGCCCGCGCGCCTTCTCGGCTTCCGCGGCGTTGATCTTCTTCTCTTTCAGCAGCTCGGCATTCTTGCGCAGGGCTTCCCGCTCGGCCGTGTCGATCTGATCGAGCGTGTTTTCGGTTGACTTCAGCAAGCCCGCCAGATATGCGTCGCTGTCAAACCTGTCGGCGGGGCTGCGGCCGGCCGCCTTTGGCTTTTCAGGGAGTCCAACCTTGGGCGCAGCCTCTTCCTTCGGCGTCACGGCTGCAGGGTTGATATTCCCGCGTCCACCACCGCCGCCGATCTTGTTCCGCGCGTCCTGCACATCCTTGACGGCCGCGGCAAATGCGTCCCGGCGCTCCTTGATTTTCGCCAGGGCCTCGTCGCTGATTTTGTTGCCGTAGATGCCGCGCCCGCCTCGGCTTTGCGCCGTGGCCAGATCCTTTTCCGCCTGCGCGAGACCGTCCTGAGCCTGCTTGAGTTGTCCGGACAGGTCGGACTCTGCCGCGCTTTGCCCCTTTGTCAGCGCCTTAGCGATGCGCTGCGCCGACTGCTCAGAGACTTGCGCTGCAGTCTGCGCACTACCCGTGATCTTGTCCCAATTGAGCACAAGCGCAGCCAGTGCCGTGATGGCAATCCCGATCGGGCCACCCATGAGCGACACCACCGACGTGAAGCCCTTGACCGCCAGCCCAGCCGCACCAATGGCCGTAGCCGTGGCCGTAGCGCGCAAAGCGGCCGCAGCCATTGCGGTGACCAGCGGCCCGCCAATCACGCCCGCCGCAATCACTGCCGAGGCCGTCAGCAGCTTGACCGCGGTATCTACCCGATCAGACCCCTCCACGATCTCGACCGCTACGTCGGCGACCAGCTTTGCACCTTCGGCCAATACCGGGTTCAGCTTCTCGCCAAGCTCAATCCGCAGCACGCCAAGCGCGGTTTGCATACGCTTGACTGACCCGGCGTAATTGTCGCCGTTGATCGTTGCCTGTTCATAAGCGGTCTGCGTGCCGGTCATCGCCGCCTCAAACTCCTTGACCGTCTGGGCGTTGGCAATCATCGCGTTTGCCGCGTTGATGTTCTCGACCCCAAACATTTTCACCAATGCCGCAGTGTCTAGATTCTTCTTGCCAAGCGCCTCAATCGCGCCAGTCAGCCCGACAAGCGACGGCCGCAGCTTCGTGTCGGCATCTGTTTCGAGTTTCAGGAGGATATTCTTCAGCGCGTTCCCTGCCTCGGACCCCTTGATGCCTGCTTTTGCCAGGCCCTGAATCGCAGCATTGGCGCTCTCAATGGACACGCCGACCGTCTTAGCGGTAGTGGCGAATTGCTTTAGGGCCTCCGACGACTCCGACACCTCGGATGCGCCAACCTTTGCGCCGGCCGCCAAGGATGTGCAGGACGCGCGGAACAAGATCGGCGGCG